AAAGAATTGCAAACATAACTTGCTTGGAAGTTCTGTGTGATTGCTCGCATGTATGCAGTATACATTGCGCTTATCTTATCTCGCAATCTTGCAAAGGTGCTTATATGCAAATAGAAGTTATTAGGTGGTGTGTCAACTGCTCGTGTATACTTGCCTTCTTTGAAGTAGTAACCAAGTATGTAACTTGTGTGCTCAGTGTTTTCAGCATAGATACCAGTTGCACCATCATAGTTAATAAGCGTACTGTCGCATCGAAGCAAGTACTGCCACACTGCAGGCTTTATCATTTCTCCTATGCATCTAATTATGTCGTATGCTTCAACATCGTATCTTATTATGTTTTGCAAAGTGGTGACTTCGAGTTCGTTCTCTGCTGAGTATTTTTGGCAACCGATAAAACTTACCTTCCATCCTGTGCCATCATTGTACTGAAGCACGAATGTATTGAAGCAGTCAAACTCTTTGTCTGCTAACACGGAAGCCGCATCATACCACGAGTCCGCGTTGCCAATTAAGTCAGTGCCCGTCACTGTCAAAGGAAACTTTTTTGTAGTACTACCTTTGAGTAACTGTATTCTTAAGTTGTTTAAGTCAGCAGTTCCTTCAAGCGAAGCAATGTTGAAAGACATCTTTAATACTTGACTCATCATGCCCGAAGGTAACTCGCCAAGTTCTGTATCGAGAGTCATGTCTCGTAGCAAGAAGTCACTTGGCAAAGTCACATCAGTGCTACCGCCTGCGTAGTTAGCATTGGACGGTATGATGTAAAGCCGATAGTTGATAGCGTCTTCGCTTGTCCATGTTGTAACATATCTTCTATTGCTCATGATGTTAGGAGTTCCTTGCGGTAGCATGTAAGAGTAAGTTGCTCAAGACCACTCGCCCATTTCTTTTCGTTAGCAAGGTCGCATCGTGCAAAGACAAAACCATTTGCGAGCAATGATGTAGTCAGCGGAAAGTTGCCCGCGCTATCCCACCTATCAGGCAGTTGCTTGTTATTCGTGCCTAGGTCTGGTTTTATCAGGCGAGTATGCTTCATTTGTAGTATTGAGCGAAGCAAATACTGTATGCTATCAGTGTTGACTGTGCCTGTGTCCCAAGTAGAAACTGCAACAAGATTGACTTCGAGTACTACTCTTATTTTCCTTTGTGAAATTTCGGAGCCACTCATAGACACTTCAGCATTTGACTCTACTTGGTAAGTTGGATGTATACCAAAGATTGGTAACTCGACTGACAAAGTATTGACCGGCTGAAAGGTTGGTTCCGTAGCGCCTTGTATTTTTATCCAGTATCTCCATCCCATCTTAACCTCGTCTGCTTAGTTTGCGTCTGTTAGTTTCTACTAGTGCGGTAATGTGCTTGCTGTCTACTCTCAATTCTCCGTGGACATCAACTGTTGTTTTGTGTGATATGCTTTTGCCAAGTGCTTGTGTATCTTTGCGTAGCAACTTAAGTTCTTCAAGTACTTCGCTGTCGAAGATTGCTGACGCAGTGCGAGTTGTTACTGCATTAAAGTGACTTGCTCTATGATGTTCAGTATTCTGAAGCATGCCATTTTTATCTATGTATGTAGTTGAACTATGCGTAGCGTAGTATTCTCTTAAAGACTTGCCTGTCTTATTCATCCATTCCAACTCCTCTTTATTCATGCGGGTTGCACGGGCGGTAATAACTGACTCGCCTTTCGACAACCACGCTGGAATTGAGTCAGATGTTTCAGTACCTTCGCCTTGCAAATTGACTACACCATCTTTGAAGCCTGCCGAGGACCGCGCTGCGAATACCAACCCAATTAAGGTTGCTTGTAAAGCAGCGGCTACTGCAAGACCACCTATACCAAGTTGAGCAACTGATGTACCGAATATCTGCGCAGTCCAAATAGGTATCATCTCAAGCATGGCATTAACTGCTATGTCTATCGTAGCGCTTGCAAAGTCTTTGAGTGTTGCCTTGCCTGATGCTGCGAGCTCCCCAAACTTACCAGCGAGTTTTGCAAACGACTCGAACATCACCTTCTCACCATCCTTCATGTCCTTTGCCATCTTCTTAAAGATGTCTCCTGACTTTGCAAAGATAGTTGATGCTGCTTTGTCTCCTGCCGCTTTTAGTCTATCAAGAAAAGTTTTTTGCTCTATCTCTTCAGCATCTTGTCTTTTCTTATTGATGTCTCCGAGTTGTTTAGCGTAGGCATCAAAAGTTATCTCGCGCTTGGCAAAACTTTTTTGCAAGTCTTTTTCTTCTTGAGCAAATCCTTTCCGTTGTTCTTCAAGTCGTTTTTCTGTTTCTTGTTTTTCTTTTTTGTATGCCTTAAAGTCAAATGCTTCTTGCATTGCTCCTTTGATTGCAAGAGACGACTGGAGGACTATGTCTTTTTCTGACTCTGCTTTTTTCATTGACTCAAGTGACTGCTTCTCATAAGCAGACAAACGAGTTTGTAGTGTGCCTATGTACTCTTTAACTTTGACTAATGAGTCTTCTAATCCTTTTGCAGTTTCCGTTTGTCCGCCGAGTGTTGCCTTAGTAAATAAGTTTTGTATTTCTATTGACTGTAATTCTAAGAAGCCGATAAATGTTTTGACTTGTTCTATCGTTTGCTTCAAACTATCTTGAGTTGTGGCAAGCGCCTTCGGGACAATGGTTTGCATAGTCGACTCAAAGACTTTAACGGAGTCACTCCAATCTTTTGATACAGACTTTAATGATGCGACTTCTATTTCCGCTTTGAGCTTTGCTTCTGCTACGAGTCCTTTTTGGTTTTTCTTTATCTCGCTCAAGTAAAACTCAATAACATCCTCAGCCGTTTCGCCTTTCTTCTCGCTTGGCTTGATGATACTTGTTATCTCTTCATTGCTCAAGACTTGATTAGCGTCTTTGACTTTTGCAAGGCGGTCATTCAAGAAAGTATTTAACAACCGACTGCGTTCTCCTTCTTGTCTTTGTGCGAGCGCTTTAAGGTCTTCGCCATTTTTCTCCGCAAGGATTTGCTCGCGGTCAAATCTTTGTTGCAAGAGTTGTTCTTCTTTTTCGTATTGCTTCTTAAGCGCTTCGAATTCTGAGTCTTCTTCTTTTGGCTTGTCTGCTTTTGGCTTCGGACTTTTTGGAAGCTTCGGTCCGCCTGGTGGTTTCAAGTCAAGGTTCGACTTGTTCACTACTTCATTTGACTTAACTATCGCTTCTTCAGTCTTCTTAACTTCGGCACGCTGTTGCTCGCCTGTCTTCTTGCTGGAGTTGTAAGCATCATCGTATGCCTTCTTGGCATTGGTAAAACCGTTTGCCATGATGTTGCCTATATCATCCCAGTTAAAAGATGTTATTGCTCGCCACACCTCACCGAGTGTTCCAACGAGTGAGTTGAACATCGCTCCCACTCCTCGCCCGATTGCATCAAGGTTTGCGAAGAAGTTATAGACGGCCATGCCTGCATCCCATAGCAGAGTGAATCCTGTGATAAGCAAGCCAACATTAAAGACAAGAACATCAATTATGAATTTGCCAATAGGTTCGAGTATAGCGTAGAGAAACTTGAATACTTCTTTTACTCCGTTTGTGATGCCTTCGAGTCCACCCATTCTATCCATGAGTGGTTTGATTGCTTCGTTGATTTGGTCAAAGGCATACACGGCTAAGTTCCAAACCATGCGTAGCAAGCCCATAACATTTTCTAATGCTGCTAAGAATGTAGTCTTCAATATATCAGCAACGCCTGAGATGATTCCTCCGAAGTCAACTGCGGGCCCGCCTGCTCCAGCAAAGGCATTTGTAATTATGTCTTTTGCTTCGTTGAATATACTGACCAAGAAGTTCATTGCCTTTGGGATGCCGTCAGTGAGAGCAGGCATCAAACCAGTGAGGAGCGGGCCTATTGCATCATACACTCCCGAGCCGATTGTCTCAAAGGCTTCGTTTGCTATGTTAGAAAGTTTGTTCAACTGACCACCCGCATCTCCTTGTTGGTCGGCAACTGTCTTAAACGACTCACCAAGTAACTCGTTTGCAACTTTCATTTTTTCTGCGGGGTCTAAATTACTGCGTAGTGTTTCTGCAAGTTGTGGATACTTCTTAGCAAGCCTTTCAATTGCTGCTGCGCCTTCAGGGTCAGCGAGACCTTTGGAGAATGCAAGCGCAACTGCTTCGCCTTTGACCGCACCACCTGAGAACACTTCAAGTCCTGCAGACAACTTAGTCAACTCCTCCGCTTGCTTGCCTGAGACGCCACCCATAGTAGCGACAGTTGATGCGAGTTCTCGCGTTCTCTGTACTGGTAGTCCTAAGTCATTGGCAAGGTTGAGTGTTGATGCTCGCACCTTTTCCATTTCGCCTTCGATGTCTCCGATGCCTTGCTGAGCAAAAGCAACTTCCATTGTGTCGCCAAACTCATCTGCTGCAAGAGCGCCGTCCATAATTTTTTGTCCGAGCATTTGCACACCACCGACTGCTGCTTGTATTCCCATGCCCGCAACAGTACCGAGTGCGCCACCGAGTGTTGCTCCCCAAAAGCCTGCCTTGTCTATTCCTTCGTCTGCAACATCATTTGCTTTTTTGCCAAGGTTGTCTAACTCTCCTTGTGCTTGAGTTGTGTCAAGGTCAATCTTTTGGTCATCAATTTGTGCAACTGCTGACTCTGTTTTGTTCGCAGTAGAGATGAGTGACTCTAACTGGTTTATTGCCTTGCGTAAACCAGCCATGAGTTCGTCTGCTTCAACGCCAAGGCTTATCTTAATATCTTCGGACATTCTTTCTACGCTCCATTTTTTTTCTTTCTTTAGCAAAGGTTATAGTGTATGCAAGCAACTGCACCACATCCACTCGACTCGTCTCATAGTACAACCGCAAGTAAGTGCCTGCGTCTCCTTTTGCTAATGCCTTGTATATCCAATAGTTCTTACTCAGGTCTTCGCCTAAGTAATAATTCGCACCATCATCTTCTTCGTCTTCGTACTCATCATCATCTGGGTCATTGAAGACAACTAAGTTTTCAAGATAAGACTCACATAATGCGGACTCTTCTACATACTGTAGTACGAAAAAACTCTAAGTCAGTCAGCATCCCTTCTATATCTTGTTGTTGCCAGAACTCCGAAGTCACTTCTGACTGTATGCCCGCAAGCAAGTCTGCGTCTGCAACTTTAGAAGCATCAATACATTCCTTGGCAAAGGCAAGTATGAGTGGCATAGTTTCCGCATCAACATTGATGACTTCAAAGAGTCGCTGTCTTACTTTTAAGAAAGATAGCTTGACAAGTTGTTGCCCTTCATTTGTAGCAAGTAGGTTGTCAAAAGCATTTGCCCCTTTTTGCAAGTCGATGAGTTGAGCAAGCGCGGGATTGCTGAATGCTTCTTCAAGAATCCATTGCTCTGCTGCGGAGTTTCCACCGCGACTATTGGCTAAGCCATTGAGCAGAGGAGTCACCTTGTCATGTAAGTAAGGAGTGAGTTTTGTTTGCAGTGGTACTTCAAATTCTTTGTCATTGAGATATAGCTTCATGCTTAACTCCATTGATGAATAAAGGCACAAGGGAGTGCGAACTCCCTCGTGCTGTGTTTTGTTTTTTTAGATTGGACCTGTGCTTGTAAACCACACTTCTTTGTATCCATAGAGTCTTGGGATTGTTACCGCAGTTGCTCCTGTTACGAGTGTAGTGTCAAAATAAGTTCCTGCAACAACCATGTCCGCATCAGGATTGACAACATCACCAGACACTTTTGGTTTTGTGTACTTGCCTGACTCTTGGTCGAATGAACCAGAGTCCTGCATCAGCTTGCAAAGCATCAAGACAACCTTGCGCTTTTTTGGAACACTGTTTACGTCCACGCCACCGTAGATAATTTGCAACAGTGTCTGACTTGCTGCGTTTCCTGAGTTGAACTTTTCACCGTTCTCGTACTCGCCCGTATCAGCAGTCGCTTGGTTTTGCGGAGCGTATGCATCCAAGAAAGTTGTGAGTGCTTCGGAGTCTTCATTCTGGTCGATGGTGAATGAAGTGCGAGTGATTGATGTTTTGATTTTCTTTACCAATGTGAATGTTGGCAACGGGCCAACTGTATTGGCAACTTCATCAGCAGTGAAGAAGACGGATTTATTTGCGCCACCTACTACCATTTGTTTACCTCGTTAGTTTGTGTATTAGATTAAATGTGTTAACTAAGTAACTCCAATTTCTTGCAGAACTTTCTCTTGTGTACTCCCGTATCATTAACTTGGCATTGCGCTCACATTTGCTCAGCATGTCTGCCTTGCTGATTGCATACCCCGTATGGTAGAGGAGTATGTCAGTGTCCGCAATAACAATAGGCTTCTCGTCTATGTCTATTGTCTCATGGCAAATGCCAACCCATTTTAGTTTCGATGTTTTTTTATGCAGTCGCATGTTAGGCAAATTGTATCTCGGTCGGTAAACTTCTTCGGGGTCTTCTTCGTGTGATACTCCAGCAATAGAAACAAAAGCGCAGTCGGCTGTACTTGCAGTGAGCGTTGTAAGTATGTTGTCTAATTCATCATGCGGAATAGCAAGGCGCTCATCGGAGTCAACATGAAGTATCCATTCGCCTGTTGCATATTCGTCCGCAAAGTTTCTGCATAGAGAAAAGTCGAAATGCTTTTCTAATGTTGGGAATGTAATTTGCAAACCTACAAGTTTATCAGTTACTCCGAGCACTTCTTTTTTTATCTCGGTAGCCGACTCGTCAAATATAGTACGGCATGCAACTACCTGTATGTCTTTAGGCAGTGATGCTCGCCAAGGCCTGATGTCTTCGCCTTGCTTGTAGATTACACAAACTGTAAGCATGTTATCCTTTGTAGTAAATTGTTCTGAAGACAAGGAGCGTAATACCCTTGGTTTCATCATCGTTGTATGTCGCCACTTGCGAACTAACAAAGTGCAAAGGCGAGAACAGAGTACTCTCATACTCACTTTCATAACCAGCCGGTACGAAGTTAGTTAATTTATTTTCTATTGCCTCGCTGATGTTTGCAAGTGCCTCGCGGAGATTAGCTTTGTTGTTTACTTGTTTCTTGACTTGACTGCCCGCCAACAAGTATACATCAAGAGTCCCGCGGTTAGCAAAAGCACTGTCGTCTTCAAGGGCAATGACTTCTCTGTTGTCTTCAACTGCTAATACTCCTACATAGTCGAATTGATAAGTGTTCCATTTGTCAATAGTCACGAACTCGTAGACACGAAGCCCACTCATTGTTTTGAGTTGCTCAACTATTTCTTCAACTGCTTTTGATTCACGAGCCATGCTTTCATCTCTCTTATTACTTGCAACTTAAGTTCTTTTTTGAATGTTGGCAACCGTTCTGTTTTCCATTCTTTAATTGCTGGCTTTAAGTATGGTCGCTTTGGTATCTTTGCTCCGTTGCCTGCAATACCTCCGAACTCATGTATTGCTGCATAAGGCAAATTGCTACCATACTGAAACTGAAAGTTGTTGCCTGTTGTCTTGGCAACGAAGATGTTACCCATGCTTATCTTCTTCGGAGTAAACGACCTATACAAGTCACCAGTGATGACTCGTAGAGTACCCTTGCCTTTATCAGGGTTTCGCGGGACTGCTTTGCTCTTGCCTTTTTCAAAGTCAAAGGCAGTGCGCTTCATGTTGAGTCCTATATACATGTGCAACTCCGATGCCAACTCGAAGGCACTGTTTTCATATATCTTTGAGATGTCAAGCATACTCATGTTATACCGTTGGTATATAGTGCAGTGCAAAATACTTATGCCATCCTATGTCTGTCTTTAACGACTGACTTACTGTTTGTCCAGCACCACCACTCACTATGCTGTTCAGCCCGAACCAGTTGCCACCGTGTGGTGATTGCCTAAACAACAGTGCGACCATTTCAGCTATGCCATGCAAAACCGTGTTAGGCATTTGTGCATCTGTGTAACCTGTTTGGAGCGTTGCTCTGAATTGTCCTTTGCTGATGTTCTTGTAAACTATGAAGTGCATTGCTGGTTCCGTACTCCATGTGTAATTGCTTACATCAAATGCCGCGTAGGTATCAAACTCATTTTCTCTATACTGCAAACTAGTAAGCGAAGTGTTTGCAAAGTATGGTACGAACTTCCAATAGATATTGGAGTCCTCTGCCTGCCTTGCCTTACTCGCATTGAAAGTATAGTTGACTGATGTGCTGCGAAGAGGCTGACCGCAGTAGCCTTCGGCCTCCTCGTAGCAAACATCTATCATTGCATCTATCCAACTATAGAGCGCGGTGTCTTCGACCGATGGGTCTCCGCTGACTTCTAAGTTTAAGAAATTCAGTATCGAATTAAACTGCCGAGGATATGCGCTCACATAGGGCATCTTACTTACCTACTTTTTTTGTTTCACTTTTCACTTGCTTAACTTGCTCTACTTTTTTGGCAATGCCTTTTTCAATCAATGACTCCGCAATGTCTTGTGGTAACTGAGTACATTGACCAGCATTGACTCCGCGGTATGCTTCGAGCAACAGAACATCTATTAACATTACTGCCTCTGTAAATTAGTTAAAGAAAAGATGCGGGGTGTTACCCCCGCACCTGTACTGGTTTTATCAGGTTGTTGATGTCTTCAAGATACCAATGGCTGAAGGTGCTGGGAATGCAAAGCCTACTCGCTCTACTACCTCAATACCTTTCTGATGTGTGCCACCAAGTCCTGTTGCACCAAAGTATTCTTTGTACTCATTCACTGCTACATCTTCACGAATACCCATGACTGTGAACTGTGAGAAGTCGCAGTAAATTGCTGATGCTGTTGTTACTGCTGATGTTGGGAAGAGTGCATCAGGCACTACATGCAATGGGCGACCTGTGATAGAAACATAAGTGTTGCCTTCGAGTGCAGTCATTCCGATAGATGGTACATCCATTGGTTTAACCATGTCGAAGATTGGGCGACCGTTTACTCCGTCAGTTTCTTTCATCAAGAAACCAAAGACAGTTTGTGGTACTACGAAAACTCCGTTAGCACCTACGCCTGAGTTAATTGACAAGCGCAAGTTAATCAAGTCCTTCCAAGAGATTTCACCAAAGGTGTCTTTGCCTGATGTTGATGAACCGCCTTGAAAAGTAACAGTCGTGCCTGATGTACCAAGCAATCCTGTAAAGTTTGCTCCTTGTCCATTACCATTGAAGAACTGCTTGTCTTCAGTCTCAGCAAGTGCGCGACCGAGTCCATTTACTACATAGTCAAGGAAGGCGGGCGTAGCATCTTGTAGTTGCTCTTCGGAGACGATAGCACCTGCAACAATTTTCTTTGCAATGAGTTGTGTCGGAGTAAAGAAGTTTGTTGAGTCAGTCAATGTCAAGCCAGAACCTTCGGCAACTACTGCGCCAGTGAAGCCTCCTGATGAAGTCAAGTTTTCTGTCTTGCCTCGCATAGGATAAATCTTTGCGAGTGCTCTTGCATAACCGAATGTATCAGCATAGGACTGAATTTCTTCTACCCAGAACTGAGGCACATTCGCACCACCTTGTGATGAAGTGCCTGTATTGAAGTTAGCGCGAGTCTGAAACTTCTCATTTGCTCTACGAGCAATCTCGTCTGCTTGACCTTCGAGGCCTTTGTGCTTAGCTTGAATGTAGTCCGCAATGATGCGTGCTTGTTCGTTTCGTGAGTCATAGTCTGCCTTGATACTTACAAAGCCGTTGCCTCTTTGTTGCGTAGCAAGAGGAGCGGTTGTTGGTTTTACGGAGCGGAGATGCTCTGCCACTTTAGCATCCACAACTTCTTTTAATTGCTCAGGAGTTACAATAAGTTTTTCCATTGTTATCTTTTCCTTAGATAAGTTTCAAAAGTTCTTCTGTTGTTTTTTGTTGAGGCATTGGCAACTCAATCTTGCGAGTCACTGTCTGCACTTGTTTTGTTTGTGTCGTAGGTACCGAGCGTTGTTTGCTCTGTGCCATTCTTACTGCATTGATAAGTTTGTAACCTTGCTTAATCATTTGCAGACCTTCTGCTATTTGTATTTCAGTTTTGGTTGCAATCTTTTTACCGTAACGAACTTCTGTATCATTGAATGATGAATAACTATTGCCTTCGTCTTCATCATCCATGTCTTGCCCTGCCTCGTAACCAGCACTGGTTTCATCAGCGTCTTCGGCTTCCGCATACTCGCCTTCGACTTCGACTGGTTGCTCTGGCATTGGTTGTTCAGCAACTTGTTCTTCAGGCATTGCGACTTCGCCTCGCAAGTTAGCAAGCAATGCTTCGGAGCCAACGCCTATCATTGCTTCGACTGCTGCTTGCGCTTCGTCAATGCTGAATCCTAAGTTAGTTAGTTCAGTAATGATTGCTTCTTTCACTGCTGGCAAAAGTTCGTCTTTTAACTTTTGCTCAATCTCGGGAGTAAGCATTCGTGTTTCTTCCTTGTATCTTTGAATGAATTGAGAGAGTGTCTCACTGAATGTTCGCTTAATCAAAGCACCTCTGTTCGCTGGCACGGACACAATGCTGAACTCTACAAGTTCAGACTTGGTGAACACTTTAACTTTGTTGCCATCGATAGTTTGCTCTTCTGACTCTACTGGTATAATGCCCACACTCACCGCCTTTACATATCCCGCCTCTATCAAAGCGTTTAATGCTTTGCCTTCTTCGGTGATGCACTCTACTTGCACTGTTGCTTCGAGGTTCTCACCATTCATGTAAAGGCCAAGGCACCGACCGACTGGAAACCGAGTAGCATCATGCTGCGCAAGTACTATTGGGTTATTCATGTATGCTGTAAAGTCAATGCCTGATGGTATAATGATTGTACCATATCTATCGACCTCAGGCGTTGAAACAACAAACGACCAGATATTGTTTTCTTTCTCTTCATACATCTCGTCTTCGTCTTCGTAGTAACCGCGACTAAGACTGACCGTGCGAGTTATTGACTCCATGTTGTATCCTCGTTCTTGTTCTTCTTTGACAATTTTGTTTCTTATGTTCTCACTCCATGTATATCCTGCATCGCCTCCCCATAGTGCCCAAGCAACTCTGCCTGCGCTGGGGTATCCATCTTCACCTGGCTCGAAGCCTTCTGCTTGCTTGTTCTTTTCATGTCGACTAAAGAACGAGTACATGCGCATCACTGTATCTCGACTTAGTTTTTCTCTTCTTATGATTTGCCTTGCTCGAACAAGACCTATCCTTGTCCCTCCTTGCTTGCCTTCTTCTTTCCAAGCGATGCCACGCTCCGCTTCTTCTATCATGCCGTCAGTCACTTCATAACCTTCATCCATCATGACCTCACTGGGAAGAGTTGGCATCTGCAGTTGATTGCATTCCAACCAGACAAGTTAGGGTCGAGTGGTCGCACTGCTTTCTCTCCGCCCACGGTGAAGAACCCCTTTGCATCAGGCATCTTACCGTCTGCTTGCTGGTGAAAGAATCTTACTCGTCCGTCTCGTTGAGTAAGCCAAGACATCTTGATTCCGTTCTCACTCATAACTGTATACTGAGTTGCTGCGGTTGCATCAGCACTTGTTGTCTGTGCTATTGTCTTTGCTCTTGATGTTTCGAGTGAGTCAAACTTTTTCTTTAGTGCCTTTGTTATTTTCGCGGGGTCTTCAGTTGCCGATACTTTGTTGAAGACATGAAGCACTTCTTCTTTCATTACATTGCCTGACTCTCGGAGTTTGTCAACTGATGCAAGTGTAGTTTGCTCGATGACTTCAGCAACCGTTGGTGGCATGGTGTCTGGAGTAATGCCTAACTCCAACATCAACTCAGCTTCAATCTTGTTGCATGCTTCAAGCACTGCATCATAATACTGAGTATAAGTCTCTTCGCTGAAGTCGATGTTCTTAAAGTTCTTGTCTTGCTGTTCGAGTTTTCTTTGCATCTGCTTATTGATTTCTCCTATTGCTCCACTCACTATGCCTTCGAGGTTGATTGCATTGTCTATTGTGAGTGCATCGTATTGTCTCCAATATAAGTCACGCTTCTGCATGTCAGCAGTGAGATACTGGTCGGAGGTGACCTCTTGAGTCACCATGGTTTCATCAGCATTCCGCGTTGCCACGGGAGCAGGCGGTAAGCCAAGAGCAACTTGGTCAAGAGGCATATACCCCGCAGCAATCAACGGAGTATCACCATCAGGAACTTTGTCATAGCCTCTTTCTGCTCGTGCATCGTTTATAGTTTTTAGTCCCCAGCGCAACTCAAATTCTTCTTGTGCCATTTGCACTGCGGGGTCTATATAGATATAAGGTTCTGCTTGTATGAGCACATTGCCTTCCCAACGCTTGAAGTGTCTTGTCAGCTCTTCAGCAATATACAATGCTTCGGGGTCTATTGTGTTTTGTCTGAATATCGCCCACTGCACTTCAGCAGTTGCTCGGTTGCTGTAGTCACTTGTCAGCATGCCAGGTGGTACTCCGAACACTTGCGCAATCTGAGTGCGAGTGTCCATAGCAACTGTCTCGTAGTTAACATACAAGTCGGACTTCGGTGGTAACTCAAGTCCAAGTCCGCCTGCGAGCAAAGCACGCAACTTGTAGTCAGGCATTTCTTCATTCCACCTTGTTTTGAGTTTTTCCCACTCATCATAGTCGAGACGCTCGGGGTACTTGGCAATCAATGGTGGTGCTGCGTTATTGATGAAGAGACGCTGTAAGTATGCGGCTGACTCGCGGTCGAGGTTGGCATAGTCGAGTGCTGCCTGCACAAGTCCTACACCAAACATATTCATACCTACCAACTCTTCTGGTCGTGCCGCGGGACTCAACCGAGCAAGGTGAACGACTTCGTTCTCAGGCAAAGCTATATTGCCTTCTTGTGCTGACTGATATATGTATCCTTCAACAAAGTTGTCACTGCCTTTTACAACTCGCATACGAGTAGGGTTAAGAACCCACATCTGCAAAGGCACTCGGTAACCGTTGGTTGGTGTCCAGATAAAAGCATTGCCGTTTATAGACAACCAATTCTCGATGTAACCAAAGACCTGCGACCGAGTAAAGTACGGATTAGGATTAGCAAGCAACTCCGATGTCCAATGACCTCTGCCTAACTCTTCAAGTGAGTAATTCTTTTCAGTGAATGAATTAAACTTGATTGCTGACAAAGCATTTGCTCTATGTTGAAGGCATGCGAAGACAGTACCTCGTATTGATGCCTGCAACTCATTGCCACTACTCGTAGCACCAATGTCTCTGTTGCTCCGACCGCGCCGTGTCGGTGCGGCTTGTCGCCGTGGTTGGATTGCTTGTGCGACTCGTTCTCGCAGTTGGTCAAGTATACTCATACATATATGCTCGGTGACTTACTAATGGAGTTAAAGGCATGAGCAAGAGCATCCACGAAGTCATCATGTTTGTCTTGCTGAGTGCCTGTAAAGTTCAGCAACTCTTCTATAAACTCAGGCGCAAGGTTAGTCGTGTGATATATTAGTCCTTGCTCGTATCGTGCTTCGACTGGTTGAAACCTTATTACTTTGTCTCTGTCTGCTCTGACTCCGACTACATTCATTCGAGTATTCCTCTTTAACTCTTGCACCATCCAAGCTTGTGCTTGATTGGACTCGACCGCAACTACTCTCGCTTGCCATTTGTCATGTGCCGCGACAATCTGCTTGCCTATCTCTACGAATGTCCACCTGCCTCTTACCGCATCAACAACCACAACTTCATTTTGTGCAGTGATGCCTATGGTAACTATCGCGGTATAATCAGCAGTCTCACGCTGGCTGATAGCTAAGTCGACTCCGATATAGTAGTCAAGACACTTCATGTCATTAGCAATGCGAAGCCACTCTCTCTTTATCTTGCTTGCTCCTCTGTCTACATACTCAGCAAGATACTCCTGAGCGAATGCAAGAGTTGGGAGTTGTGCCTTTGCTAAGTCAATCTCCGTTGGTTTTATCAAAGGATTATCATAGCTTGAATAATGAAACGACTTCCAATTGCTATATGTTTGTTGCATCATGTCCAAGTCATAAAAATGATTCCTGCCACTCGGGGTACTCATGAAGTAAGCATCGCCTTCGTAGTCCGCAAGCGTAGGCATGATAACATCTTGCCATGCCGTGTCTCCATTGTCAGCATACGCCCACTCATCACATAAGACGCGGTGATAAGCGTTACCTCGAATTGTCTCGCTCCTCCAGACGCCTGTAAACTCCAAGTAACTCCGCTTTAATTTAATCTCTCCTTCCTTACATGTTGCTCCGAGTGGTTCGAACAACTTCCTTGCATCTCGGTATCTCTTCTTGAGGTCTTTGTATGTTGGAGCAGTATACAAAACGAATGCACCGTCCACTTCCAACATCTTCTCAAGAGCGAGAGCAAAAGCAAGATGAGACTTGCCAAAGCGACGACCGCACCTAATAACATTAAACCTATTGCGCTCATCAATAACTTCGTGTTGCTTATCATGTAACTCAATCCTCAGTTTCATTGCTTTCCTTCGTTTGCAATTTACCCCACACCAACTCAATCTCAGTATCTGTGTGAGTGCCTATGCCATTAGGGAATGCGTACTTCAACAGTAGTTCTGCTGCTCGTATGTTGCCTTTCATTGCATCACTCCGAAGTTTCAAAAGGATAATGTCCAAAGCAGTACGCTCATCATTGACTTCGCCAAGCGTTTGCGCGAGTGCATTGCCTAAGTCAGGTATGCGCTTCGGTCGTCCTTTAGGATTACCGCTTTGTCCTTTCTTCCATTTATGCTTCTCTATGTTTTGTGGATTCGGCATAGCCTGTTACTTCGCTGATGTAGTCGGTGTTTCGTGTCACTTGACATATCTCAAAAACTCATTCCTTGTCTTCTCTTCGTCTTTGAATATACCAAGCAACTTTGTTGTAGTCGTCATTGCGTTTGGTTTCTTAACTCCTCGCATGCTCATGCACAAGTGTTGTGCCTTTAATGATACCGCAACTCCTTTAGGACTCAACTCTTCATTCAACCTATTTGCTATTTGTTGAGTAATGCGTTCTTGATTCTGCAACCTGTTGGCATACAAGTCAACACATCGAGCAAGTTTACTTAAACCAACTATCTTTTCGTTTGGTATGTAAGCAACTGTTGCCGTACCAAAAAACGGAGCAAGGTGATGTTCGCATAATGAATAGAACGGTATATCCGTTTGCACTATCATTTCATCAGTGCCTTCAGCATCAAAGGCAGTGAATGCGAATTCTTTTGGAGTCAAGAACTCGCGTAAGAACTTAACATAACGCTCAGGCGTTTGCTTCAATCCTTCACGAGCAACATCTTCTCCGAAGTACTGCAATATACGAGCGACATTGTCTTCGACTGCTTCTTCTTTTTGTTCCCATGGGAAACGAAGCCACTTGCCTTTTAATTCATCTTCTGTTTGCTTATCGAACAGTGCTACGAATGGTTTCGCATTGACTGAGTACTTATCACGAGTACGACCGCTATCTATCAAGTCGTCTATGATAACATCACACTCACTTACTGTGTCTACTGGGTTAAGCATTGCTGCGATATATTGACCACCGCGAGGTACTCCGTAATACTTCAATGACTTGTCCAATTGCTCAACACGAGACTTAATCTCTTGCCATGTTACAATATATTCCATACCTTGTGACTCTGTAATGAGAGTTTCCACTGCGGGTTCTGTTTACACAACTCAATGCAATGGCGTAAGTTTACTGTATTGATGCGGGTTCCATCGGAGTGAGGACTCAACCAATAATGCTTTGCTGTTATTGAAGGTTGAGGCACTGACTGCCCTTGATGCCTAACATAGCGCAACTCAGTCACGCCTTGAGGAAAGTTTTTTGCTATAACATGTTCAGCAACCTTAGGACTCACACATACAAAGTCAATTCCTATTGGAGCAGGATGCAGTCCGCTTGTTTCGACTGCTTGATAATATCCTTCGTCTTTGAAGTACTGCACTATGTCTTCAGTTAACTGGTCAAGAGGTTCTCCGCCTGTCCATGTAATTTCATTGCATGCCGGCTGTACTTCCCGCATCAAATCAAGTAAGTCACCGACTGTATACTCCGAACCCGACTCAAACTCGGTATCACACATAATGCCTGAAGCGAAGCAAGCATGTTTTGCTTTGCATCCTTGCAAACGAATAAAGAATGTAGGCGTTCCTGTTCGAGCACCTTCGCCTTGTAATGAGTAAAAGAACTCACTGACTCTCAATACTGCATCATCCATTTGTTGCTTTCTTATATGTTGCTAAACACTTTCTTGTTTCTTCGACTCTGACTTCTATCAATTCGCAGTCAGTTCCTGTAAGTTGTTGAGGCCCAACGACTTCCACGAGGTGCTTTGCTAAGTTTTCAGCAGTTGGGTTAAATGGAACAGCAACTATACTGTCTTTATCAGCATTCATCAACTGCTCCAGCAACTCGTCTTGCTCCCAAAGGAGAAATTTGTGGTCGTAGTTATCTTCTAACCACATGCAAAGGCGCGACTTGATGACTGAGAAGTCGATGACTCGCCCGATAAAATCAAGGGTTCTCGCGCTTACTACAAAATGAACTCGGTAATTGTGTCCATGTAGGTACTTGCACTTGCTCTCATGGCCACTTACTCGGTGACCGCAACTTATATCGTGGTATCTCTCTGCTGTTATCATAGTTTACTCCGAGTCGCGAGCATAATCAGCATGACTAACATGCAATGCTTGCCATTTTGTGAAGCACAAAACATTGTAGGTATCAAAATCTATCATGACTTCATCAGTCGACTTCAGTTTGTGAGGCACTTCGTCTTCAATACGGTAGATAAGATGTGCTCGCACTCGCATGTTAGGTGTAAGCTTGCTGAATGTTTGCTTGTTGCACTCAATAGTAACAAATTTATTAGTCTTAGTTACAAATTCTTCGAGGTGGCGTAGATTGCTGATTTCATGCAGGTACTCGCGGGTGAAGTATACATGCAAACAGTCATCAGGCACTGTTCCTATCTCATTGCGAACAAAATATGTCTTGACTCCGTGCAGTCTTCCTTCGCACTCATGTCCTTTCCAATTATCTTTGCCTTGCACTTATACCAACTCCATTATTTTGCTAACATTGTTTGCAAATTTTGATTTCCAAGCACTGCTCTCATGAGTTTTGCCACTCGAAAATATATTTTTTATGTCTTCGACTGAGTCATAGATGCTGAACGGAGCAACTACCTCCTCATAACATGCTCGCCTAGGTACTGCAATGATGCAGTTATACATAATTGCTTCTTGAACTGTGTAACCGAATGTTTCTTGGTACGCAGTTGACAAGTAATACTTTGCTCTACTCATCATTTTGTAGTATTCTTGCTTGGTGAGACCACTGATGTAGTCGGCATTCTGCGGGAGCACGACCGAGTTGTCTCTATTACCAGAAGAAGTCACTACAAATTTTATCTCAGGATAGTGCTCGCATATACTTACGAAGTCATCAAATCCTTTTTCTCTACAAAGTCGGTGCGGATATATCACAAACTCTTCTTTTGCTTCGATGTGAGGATATACTTTGTATGCTTCTTCGGCATTCCAGACATAACCAGTTGCTACAACTTTATGTTCAGGCAATTCAAAGTACTCTACTACTTGCTTTTTGTGAAACTCACTGCCTACTAATATCAAGTCAGCTACTTCATGATACATTTTTTCTGCGTAGTCAGCCCAGTAGCCGAGTCCTTGCACAAAATCAGTAGAGTCGGCTCGCCCAGCATAGTTGAAACCAACTATTCTTACCTTGATGCCTTGCAACTCGGCCATGTACTTGATGCTCTCTATGCCCGGGAAGAACAAGTCGCCTATCAAAAATGAGTCACCATCATTGACTTTGCCTTCTTGGAATGCTCGACTGACCATTGCCAACTGCTTTGACTTGAACTCTATGGTTCTTTCAACATCAAGGAACTGTCCTTTTGCTATTTTTGTCTCAACAAAGTCGGTTGGGTAATAGACATGAGAGCAAAACGGTGAGACTACTGCATTCATCAGCCTTGTATACCGCTGCTCCATATTCTCAATAGGCAAAAAGTGTATTGCTTTACTCATTTTTTTACTATTGCTCCGTTTTCATTGTCTTCAAGTACCTGCACAAACTCAAAGTCAAAACGGTTAAGCAAGTCTTCAGCAATGTCTTCGCAACTCATTGCATAAAAATTACCATCGAATGACTCCAAGTACTCACTTACTATTCGTTTGAGCATGATGATTTCTATTTCTCGGTCGTTATGACTGACTTCTTTGTGTGCTTCGATATAAAACATGTGTCTATGCGGGTTCCGAAGGTATTCAACACCTCGAACATCGCAGTTAGGCCAGCAATGTATGCCTTCGACTTGCAGTCTAATGACTACCAACTTTCTTAAACTTGTCATAAGTCAGTGTTCCGTTACTCATTTGTTCGTCAACCCAGATGATATTCTCGACTTGTCTGGTGGTTGAGCATGCAAGAAACAAATTTAGTCCTCTTGCCTTGCAGTATTTTTGATATTCGATATAAGCAACCGTGCTTAACAAGCCTTCTATGCTCTGTTGCTTGTGATGATTTTCTTTTTGGTTGAAGTCTTTGACTGATACTTCATACTTGTCAAGCAACTCCGTTAGTTTTGGAGGCATTACTCGCTTGCGGTTAAACACTTCGCGGTGCTGAATGCCTTGTATACCGTTATCCCACCACTTCAATATACCATAAATCTGTGCACCTTGTATCCATGTGCTACTGTCTACGCTATGCAATGGCAACTGCAACATGTCGGGGAACTTAACAAAGCCAAGTGCATGAAGCAAACCACCACTATGTTTGTAAACATCTTGGTACCTTTTGCGTATCCATTGTCTATTGCTGAGCAAGCCGCCTGACACGCATATATGCGGGTTCTGTGTCACTGCAAACTTTAAGTATTCGTAGTCGGTATCATACGAAGTGAAGACATACATAGGATTGTAACCACGCTCGAGCATCGTCTCATAATTATTTCTTGACTGAGCGTCGTTATTGATAACATCCAAGTTTACATACTTCTCAGCATACTGACTATACATGTCAAGGAACTTACAGTAGTTATCTAAGTTAATCCAAGACAACTTACCTGGCTTTGCGAAGTGCAGTGTGAATGCACCACTGTCTATCATTACATTTATTCTTTGGTCAGCACTTGCTCCGAACACTAACTCAGTAAATTTTTTGGACTTGCCTACATAAGCGAATGAAACAAGTACATTTAAGTAGGTATCATTTGATAACACAACCACTGTACTCCACATTGAGCAAACTCTTGATGGCTTCTTCTATTGCAGGCATGTCAAGAAGCAACTCGTCTGGTACAGTCACGGTTATCACATTGTCTTTTCTCATCGGTGGAGCAGTTTGTTCTTCTGCAATGTACTCTAACTGTGTCCAATCTTGAGGAATTGTAACATCAACTCCCCACTCCGATAAGTCTTCTACGTCCCATTCGTTTGCAAGCACCTCATGGTTCCATTCTCCGAAGGAAGCATTGTCTTTAATGATGAATTGCCTTTGCTTTTCTTCACTCCAGTCAACAACTTCAACATCAACTTCTTTTACTTTTGCTTCCTGCAATGCTTTGAGTCGCATGTTACCTCCTAATACTACGAAGTCAGGGGTGCAAACTAGCCTGCGTACATCAAGCATCTCGGGGAATTCAGTAATTGACTTGACTAATTTTCTAAACTGCTCATCTTTTATGACTCGCGGGTTGCTTGGATTAGGTTTGAGTTGTGATATTTTGACTCTCATGTCTTACCTGTTCGATAACATAGCGCCTATGCCGACTAATATGCCGACTCCGAAGGCACCAAAAATATATTCTAAGTTACTTTTTGTCTCTTGCATCACTGGTATGTGCACTGTTCGAGTGACTATGCTGTCTGGTCGCGGTCTGTATACTACGCTGAAGCTACCTTTTCGCTCCCAATAGTTAAAAGCAAGGTTAAGTGTGTCGCCTGTTGGCAAAAGTACACTGTCTGCTTGTGCTATGAATGAAGTATCTCCGCATGGCACTTCGTCTTTTACAAAAATAATTGAGTCGCGAGTCCTCCAAGACACTGATTTGATGCGGATAGTATCGGAGATATACACTGGACGCTCAACTATACGCACTTGACTGATTGTATCAGTAGTTATACGCTGTGTCTTGCTTGGTACTCCACATGAAGTATAGTCGAGTACCAAAAAAAGCAAAGCACTTATCATTGCAAAACTAACTATTGCTTGAGTTGTGCCTATGTTTTTCTTTTCCATGATGTTATCCTTCTACCTTTGTGCCTATTACCCACATGTTTCTGACTTCACCGTCTTCGTTTATGATTGCAAAGCCGTGGTTACTGTGTGAATGAGGCATGTATGCTTGTTGTAGTTTGCAAAGACAACCAGTTGTCCATGCTCGAATGAAGTCACCATTCAAATTTCGTCCGTGACTGGCACTGGTTTTATGCACATGCCCCATAATTGTATTGGCAAATGCTTTCAAGAGCAATGCTCGTGCAGGATTCACACCCCCACTTACTTTCATTTCGTGTCCGTGCACTATCCAAGTGCCTGTATGCTTGATGATTTGACTGCTTTCTACGAACTCAATTTCTTTTTTGCTTAACTCCAGCAACGACTTTAAGTTAACCATGCCCTCAAAATGAGTTGCGTAGGTGTGTATCCATCGGTTAAGTCGGTCTTCATGATTGCCTTCTTTAAAAAGAATACGAGCCTGCGGGAACTCTGTTCTCAAGTTAGATAAAAATCTTTTAGCTAAGTCTACTTCATACAGATAAGTCGCAGGCTTGATGTTTCTTACATGCGTACTTAACGCAGCACTATCTATTATATCACCATTCAATACAATAGTTTCTATTTTTTCTTTTTTCATATAACGAAGCGCGGTCATTAAAGCATCTTTATCATGCACTCCGATGTGAATGTCTGATAAGATTGCAGTCTTGCCTTCAACTTTTACATGATTGCTGACTTGCTCGTCACCATCTGGGAACTCATTTGTCCACTCACCAAGCAAAGTATCGAGTTCAGTCAGTTTAGCAGGCCTGCCAACACCCTTGGTTTTATGCAGTATCTCACGGACTAAGCCGTACTCGTCTTCACTAACTGAAACTCGTATGTTCCTTTTTGGTTTCATCTGTTTATGCAACTCTTAGGATTGAAATTTTTGTTCCTATGCTTGACAGTCTAAGCCCTGTTGCATCCGCGTCCTGAGTTCCAGGTATCAATGTCCAGTTGCTGTTAAAACCTGGAGCGTTGCTCTTTGCACATCTGATTTCTATTGTGCTTAGAGTTGTAGTGGTTAGGTATCCGAATAGAGTCACGGTTGCTGATGTAAATCTACCCGCCGTTCCACTTGCCATCACTGTTTGACTGGCCTCTGATATTCCAGACAGATTCCCAGATAGTTGCCCATGCATAACGAAATTTACATTGTTAGCATAACCAACAAGATTTGCCATGACTAGCCAAGTTCCAAGTCCAGGTTGGATTGAAAATATGGTCACATAGTCAATTTGATTGACCAGTCCAGTAGTTGTCAAAAAGAAATCTTTTCGATTGTTCGCGTTGCTTGCAACTGTCGTTCCAAGTGTGTTCGAAATATATGCTAAACTTGAATGCAGACCAACTCTTTGAGGAGCACCAGTTGTTGGGTATCCAATCACGGCATTTGATGTTCCCGATTGTATCTTGGCATAATTTACCGCTCCATTGTCTATTGTCCAAGTGGAACCCGAACCGCTAACAGTAATGTCTCCTTTGTCTCCATCGGAAACTCCACCGCCCGCCGTTGTCCATGACAGATTGCCACTGCCATCCGTAGATAGAACTTGACCAGCCGACCCGCCTGATATACTCAGGCGAGTTGGGGTAGTGTCAATGTCATTGCTCGTGTCTATTGTTTTGTTTTGCAGTGTATCAGGCAACTGACTGTTTTTTAGTTTGGTTTCTGGCATACCTTATACTCCGTTATTACTTCATGAAGTCAGCAAGCAAGACATCGCCCGAAATTGGAGCAGTAGTCATGCTGATGATATTGGTTGACAATGTGTAGTCATTGCCCGCGCCTGACTTTAAGCGCACACCATTCAAGTATAACTTCAAAGTTCCTGATGTTGGTGTGGTTGATAAAGTGAAAGTAACATTAACTCCGTTTATTGTGCCGCTCGGAGTTTCTTCGGTCACGAAGTTTGTTGCGCTCAGTGTGCCACTCGTGTCTTGAACATAGACAACCGCTGTTGAACCAAGAGTACCGCCCGTATTTGAAGTACAAAAGAATCTTTGTTCGGCATTTACTGTCCCGATATCTACATAAACCAAGGTGCCGACCAATTCATCCCATGCGTCTGAATCAGTTGCCCTTGTCATTGCGCTCGAAGCACCATTAAAGACATAGATACCATTTTCGGTTTGAGTCGTTTGGTTCTTAACAAGCACGCGGTCACCGTTTGTTAGTGTGTGACCATCAAATACTGCGGTACCTGGATTGCTCAAAGTTATGTTAGCAACCGAAGCAACATGGACATTTCGATACTTGTATGCTGAGGGCAATGCAGAAATCAAGTTGTCTACATATACTTTATTGGCAGCATCGTTGTTTGATGTTGGAGTACCGAGGTTTACTACCTTTTGGTTGCCTAAATCTAAGTTGCCAGTCATTGCAACCGAACCATCCTTGTTTATGAGGTTGGTACCTGACTGTATTTTTGAAAGTTCTATACCAGCGCCTGCTGCAACTTTACTATTACTTATCGCACCATCGCGTATCTGGCGACCTGCTATTGTAGTTTCTGGCATGATGTTATCCTATCTTATAGTTTACTCGAATGAAGTCACCAGTTATTGGTGAAGCGTTTAGTATAATTGTTGTAGTGCCCGATGTTATGTAGTCAACTCCGTTGGTTTGACTGACTCCATTTACAAATAGTTGCACTGACTCAGGCACAAAAAGACTTGCGGTTGTGTAAGTTGCATTGCTTCCGTTTACCGCACCTGCTGGCGTCTCGCCTATTATGAAAGTCCCCGCACTCGTCTGTATTGATGCGGCTACTTGAACAGTTATGAACTCAGGTATAGTGGTAATATCAACATCGCCAGTGCCTTGCTGTATGCCTATATTCACAAGTTGAGGCTTGGTGACTATGGTTACCGACTCATTCGATGCACTCATGATGTTACAGTGTCTATAATTTCTACATCTCCACTCAACCAATGCTTTGTATCACCACCTGCCCACGCTATTCTAACATCATATACCAAGCCTTTTTGCGGAGTAAGTGCTTGTGATGTTGTCGAAAGCAATGACAATACGAATATACCAGCGGACTCAGGCGACTGCTTCGTGCATAAAAAGGAAAAGACAACAGTATTTGTTGCCTTGTTTCTACATTGAGCAGTGAGCGTTGCGCCTGTCAAGTTAATTGAAGCACCCGCACTGTCTTTCAACTCCACAATAGTGCTGAAAGTTTCTCCTCGGTATATCGATATATTGTATCTATCTCGCTTTGCCATTAAGGTTTGTCTGCGAATAGTTTAGAAATGAAGCTACCTACGACTGCACAAGTCAAAAGTGCAATGGCAAGTGGTATGTTATCACGAAGGTAAGCAAAACCACAACCAGCAATGCCTGCTGATGCAAAGGCCCCCGAGACCCTGCGCACAATCACGGGAGTTGGCTCCTTCCAATATGCAAAACCAAAGTTATACTTCTTCATGACTTGCTTGCAATGATTGAATAAATCTGGTCAAGGCGAGCATGCACTTGAGCGAATGACTCTCGCATGTATTCTTGATTTTCTTTTTCTGCTGTTTCAAGCATTTTGACTCTATGCTCGAGCGAAGCAGTATCAAAAACTTTGTTTGCTGTCTTATCTATAATTTCACTCACTATCTTTGCATGATGCAACCGTTCTTTATTCAAGTACCTTGCAAACATAATTGCTAAGGTGACTGCCGAGATGCTTGTTGCTAAGATATTTTTGAGCAGTTCAAGGGTTATGTCCATTGTAGTATATCAAAATATAGGAGGCCACATAAGTGACCTCCCATTCGGAGAAGGCATGAGACCAAGAGTTTGCACAAGAGTGCATTGGAAAAGTATGTCTTTAGAGTTTAGTGTGCAAGAAAAAAATTTTTAGTACACTACAAAGTCAGTTATTCTAAAGTAGTTTGTAGGATTGATAGTGCGCTTCCTTCGCCATACTCCTCCACCATCATATTGACTACCTCGCTCGCCTGATGAAGTGTTGCCTTCAATAGTAGTTCCTCCCTTACCTTTCCACTTCTCCACGAAACCCGCATGACCAAAGGGTGTTGAACCCCTTCGCCATACAATGATAGTGCCTGCTGGCAATTCGAGTTGTTTGCTCAGCACCTCAGTTGCCTTTATCGTTTTGTTGCGAGTAGCAAAATGACGAGCAAGACCCGAGCCGGTAAATGGCAAGCCTCGCACTCCCGTGGAGTCAAGGCAGAAGTTAACGAATGCAGCACACCACTGAGCACCTTTCTTCAACTTGCATGATGCAAGAAAACGCTCAACCCAGTACCCACTATTGTTGCCTTCTTCTTTTGTGCCTACAAATCCTTTAGCAATTTCGTATGTCTTATGACTGTGAGAAGCAGAGAGCGGCTGTAATGATATTAGCAGCAAGGTAAAGAGCGTAAGCGATAGGGTTCTGACTGATAACTTCACGAGTATTAGCCTCCTTGATTAAGTAAGAATCCACAAACCATGCCGCCCCAACTGCTAAAGCATATTTGGTCAGACCGACTGCGAATGTGCTGAAACTCCCATCACCTACTCCGAGTGTAGCACCCAAGGCAATGACTGAGAGTGCGAGCAAAGGCACAAAAGTTTTCAATGTGTCCTTCATGTTATTCCTATGAGTTTGAATAATTTAATTGCCATCCTCTACATGGCTTGGTTTTATGCGGGTTTTCGGCTCTGTCTTCTTTGTATGTTGTTCTTGCTTTGTGCAAACTATTAAGTTTGCTACGACTTCAATAGCAAACGGAGTCGCAACTAAGGTCTCAATTATTTTCATCGCATCATCTTCAGTTATGACTGAAGTGTAATTGTGATAAATTAACTTGCCACCTGTTGTTATTTTCGGAGTCCAAGCTTGCAGTATATTTGTAAGCTTGCTCGCGCCAACTATCGCATCAACAAACAAAACATCTACTGTTGCATCTTCAAAGTTCTTTGCTCCTGTTTCCAAAGTGTCAACTTTCTTTATGCTTTGCTTGCAGCCGAACTCTCTAAGTCTTTGCTCCGCATAGTCTTGAGCAAATTCATGTCCTAAGTAGTCAGTCGAGTCAATCAATACATGTTTTGCTTTGCACTTTTTCTCTTCTAAGATTTGACTCCACAATACTGCATGCCGACCGTATTGTGTGCCAGCCTCAACTATCGTGATTGTACCAGCATTCTCACCGACTATGTCTTCAAGCAACTTGCCGTCGACTCCGTAAGTAGCATGCCCAGTAATTTTTTGGTAGTCTCTTTTCATGTTATGTATTCCAATATGTAGTACTCCGCTTTGCTCATAGCATCGTCTTGCCCAACATCGCGGAAACGGAGTTCAAGTATAATGCGGTCGGTGACTCC